TTGCTTACCGACACAAAATTAAGAAAAGCTCTTGGCAAAAAGAGAGACCAGATCGAGGTCATATCGGACGCCCATGGTCTGAATGTCCGGTTGTCTACTTCCGGCAGTATAACATTCTTTTACCGCTACAGATGGAACGGGAAAGCCGCTCAGCTAACGATTGGCGATTATCCCACCACCTCCTTATCTCAAGCTCGCGAACGTAGACAGCAGTTCAGGGCCTGGTTGACAGAAGGACTCGATCCGAGACGGCAAACAGTTCTGGAGAAACAGAAAAAAGTCGAAGCACTCACCGTTAAAGAGGCTTTCGATTACTGGGAAAAGTATTACTGCATCCCTGAAGGTCTTGTGAAAATCAAGGTTAACCGGCGGGACTTCAATAACCATATAGCGCCTGTGCTGGGGAACATGATTGTTGATCAGACCACTAAAGCGCACTGGCTTAACCTTTTTGATGGCATGGGGCGAAGAGTTGTCACTGGTCAGATGCTTGGGCTGATGCAGCGTACGTTCCGTTTTTGCTCCAATCGAGGGGTAATTAATGTGAACCCAATTGAGAGCCTTAGGCGCTCTGACGTAGGTCTCACAGCATCCGTAAAAGATCGCAGATTGAGTGATGAGGAAATCAAAACAGTTTGGAACATCCTTCCTGAATTGAAATACAGACAACAGCTGATAATGAAGTTTCTCATCATGACTGGCTGCCGGAGTACGGAGATCAGGACAGCAAGATGGGAGTGGTTCGATTTCCATGAGCAAACGTGGACCATTCCGGCAAGCGATTATAAAACCGGGAAATCGGTCAGAAGGGCACTTCCCGAGGCAGTAGTAAGAATGATGTTAGCAGAGAAGGAAACGTCAGTTTCAAAACACGTTGTGACACTGTCACGCTACAGAGGGCCAGAAGATGACAGACCGCCACTACAACCAAACGTCGCTCTGTTTTCTGCTCAGATTATAGCTAAAACAGGCATGAAACCCTGGTCTCTCCATGACCTCAGGCGAACAGTGGCGACACGCCTTTCTGAATTAGGTGCGCCGCCACATGTTGTGGAAAAACTGCTTGGCCATCATATGGCAGGTGTCATGGCACGTTATAACCTGCATGATTATCTGGATGATCAGCGTCACTGGCTTGCTGTTTGGCAGGATCACCTTGAGAAGCTGGTTGGTCAGCCTCTGGTTTAATCCCCACGTTATCTTCCCAGGCCAACAAGTCTGAAAGTCTCCACCTTTTAGGGCTGCCATTTATTTTAGGCTGCGGGAATGGCTGAGCAAAGTAAGAGGGCATCCGGGATGGGGTGCTCCAGAAATAGAGTGTGCTGCGCGATATTTTGTATCTGGACAGAACGTCATCGGTTATCAAAATTTCATCTGATTTATGAGATGTATTAGTCATAGAAACCCCTTAGTTACATTGTCCAGGCAGATGGTGTAGCCGGCGCGCGCAGCTCATGGCTGTGGCCACATAGCTACTTTTTCTGTTAACAACTTCTACAGTGATCTTTGAGCCTTGAACCACCACCGTATAAGTTCTTTTCGTTTTCTGTCGCCCGTAGGCTCCATAAAGCTCAACGTGTTTTGCCAGTGCCGCATCGCACGCCTGGCGGCCCAGCGGTGATTGTTTGCTTCGGTTAATCAGTCGCATATTCACCTCACACAAAGACATCAACCGGATCGCCAGCTGCGCGCGCGTTGTCGTTCGCTTCACGGCGGAGGCCGAGAACATAGCCAACGGGATCCCAACTGGACAGAATTGCATTGAGCTCTTTATGGCTGTGCCAGGTTGTCAGGCGTTTTTTAAGCTCGCTGGCGCAGGCGCGCACGTTCGCCCGGGTGGGGCCGGCCATCTTCATGCATAAGCACAAAGTCAGAAGCAGATCCGAATATTCGTCGGCGGCTGCACGCAATGCTGCCGGGTCGATGCTGGCTTCCAGCTCAGGTAATCGATGTTTAAGACTCATGCTGTCAGCTCCTCAATTCGTTTGAACTTAATAACCCAAACCCATGGATTGGAATTCCATGATTCGTCGCCGTAGATTGATTTCCAAAGGGTTACGAATGAGCCGCGGGCGCTCAGTTGATGTTGAGTCCAGCCTGGCTGATAGTGCTTCCAGAAGCCCCCTCGTAGCTTCGCCACACCTTCTGCCTGAGCATCATGCTCGTTGATAGCGTTTAGCCGCTCAACCCGCACGTCGGTGATTTCCAGCAGAATGCGGCTGGCCCAGCGTGGCATGTGCAGCGAAGGAGTCCATTTCTCAGGCGTTGCCGGCTTATTGCAGACAGCTACGGGTACACGGTGGGTTTGCTCAGTCCATGAATTTCGCTCGCTGGCTTTGTATACCAGGGTGGCGACGTCTATAGCCCGGCTATGCACCCGAAAGGCCTCCCGCACCCAGATGCGATCGCCTGGTATTCCGTATGGGCAGCATTCCCTGATCAGTTCAGGTACATCTTCCGGGTAGCAGCCGATAAACTTCTTCTCGATCTGAATGAATTTTGAAATTTGGTCTCTTCCGACCGTGCAGTCCTTTATAATCCTGCGCGTCTGCGTCTTTCGGCCATCCAGCAATGCCCGCACCATCTCCCCGTTAAAAATCATCCCGCGTTCAGTAATTTTCGTCATATCGTTACCGGGAGGGCGAACCCTCCCGCCTTCCTTAGCCCACGTATTCCGGTTTCATGTCGTCCAGGGTGATGCGGAACTGCTCATACAGTTCATCACCGAGGTGGCGGCGCGATGAGGTCAGGGTGCTTTCTGCCTTCGCGAATAACGCTTCGGCTTCCGGATCCCCCGGGTTAGGAAGTGAATTTATGGCGGCCTCAACTTTGTTTCGGGCGTCTACCATGAAATAACGCTGCACGGCTTTACCTTTCAGTTCGGTGAAAAGAACAGTGCCCAACACAGCTTTCTCTTTATCCAGATCCGCCCTGATGGCTTTTGCTGCATCGACCGATTCGGCGCGCTCAATGCGGTCACGGAAATCATCTGCCAGGGAATCAATATTGAGAGCTGAATCCTGCGCGCTGGTGGTGATGTCTGTTCCGCTGGTGATCTCTGCGACAGACATTCTTTGCGCCGGCGCCGGGTTTATTTCTCGCTCGGTCCTTTGTTCAACTTCATCCGGGCTGTAAACACCCAGGATGACTTCCGGGCAATACAGCCGTGCCCAGTATTTGACGCCCAGATAAGCGATCTGCTGTTTCGGGTTAGAAACCCACAAAGGAGAATTACGTGTGACGACTCCAGAGAGATAAAGTGGCTCCCCCCAGGTGATTTCTGATTCACCGCGCAGAATCGCGCCGACCTGGACGAATAACCCGATTTCGTCTTCATCAGTCCAGCCGCGCACCCGTTCTGTAACGCTGTATTTCCCATTTTTACCGTGTTTTTCCCTGGTAATTTCCTGCGTCCTTGTGCAACGTTCCCAGTCGCCGCCGTAGCGATAATGAAATCGACCGTTAATAGCGCTGGAACTGGCGATTACCGCGTTGACGAGTTGGGCTTCATATCCGAGCACGCCGTTTACCAGATGCGTTTTTTGCGCGACTGCATAGGGATTCATGCCCCACTGCATAGCCTGCATAACGATGGCCATGCAATCGGCTGGCTTACCTGCAAGGTGAGCTGGCACTGTCACTTGTGAATCAGCCATAAGGTTTGCGAAAGCAGTTAACTGACCGAGAGCCTGAACGTTAAAGATCGCGTTGCTAGCTGAAATGGTGTTTGGTGCCTGCTGTTCGGCTGTAACAATGTTAGTGTTTTCCATGACTGTTCCCCCTTATGCCTGTACGCGCAGCGCTTCGAGACGGCGCATATCAAAATCGTTAAGTTCTTCGGTGTAGTCTTCGGTAATCGGCGCCGGCCATTCGCCAGTGTCGAAACCGTTCGCGATGGCACGCATTGCTTTGCGATATTCCAGCATGCCGAGTTCCAGCAGTTCTTCGGATGCCTCGATGATGGCGATCCAGTGGTAGTTCTCGTCTTTGTTGACGAATATCCAGAAGAACTGGTCAAGGGCTGCGGTTTCGCAGTACATAGCCGCGCTCAGGTGGTAATCGCGCTCGATGATTTCCCGGTGCAGCTTCGCGCGCAGGCCTTCCTGCTTAATGTTCCACATGCTGATGGTTTTAAGGTCCGCACCGATGCGCAGGCCGCCCATGTCTATCTCAAGGTCAGGGCGCACGCGAACTTCCAGCCCGGTTTCCTCATCAATGCCGAAATAGCTCACCTCGACGGCACGGTTCGGGTGCGTCAACAACTTGCCAGCGGTCGGGTGATTCAACAGTGCTTTCTGAATGGCCAGTGCCGTAGCCAGCTGCTGGCGGGTAACCAGCACTTTTCCTTCCGGGTTCTCGCGCCATGCATCCAGCAGCTCGTCGGCAAACACGGCATCCGGTTTTACCGATTTCACGGCCTGAATCAGATCGGCCTTTGTGCCAGAGACTTTCAGGGGCTGCGCCTTCTGTGCTTCCTGAGCAAACATGTCAGAATTAATAAGCGCCAGCTGTTCCAGTAAGGCATCGCGGCTGCCGCTGGTTTTCGCCAGGGCGGGTAGGGTCGCGTTGTATTCCTTGATGCAGGCCTTCATTTTGGCTGCGGTAACTTTCTGGCCTTCTTCGACGCGCTGAAATTCAGCAGGTAAGGCCATGTAGTTTTCACCTGTTTGGGTAACGTCATCACCCATCGGAACCGGCTGCGGCAGTGTGGTATTGTGCGCTTCAAGCAGCGTCTTGATATCGTCAGCACTCAACAGCGGCGGAAGCCCGGCGTTGTACTCGTCTATAAACGCGCGGATCGTCGCAGTCGTGGTGAAGGCGCCTTCCGGGATTTCCGGCTCGATGCTGAATTCTTTTTCCAGCTGATCAGGCTGCAGCGCCAGCGCATGCACCAGATTGCCCATATCCAGAACAGGGGAGCGTACCTTCTGGATGGTTTTGGATACGTGCCGCGCCTCGAAATACATCAGGGATACCCGGGCATCTTTAACCATCGTGGAACTGATGCCATTAGCGGCATGGTAGACCTCATTTGGCACACCTTCATATCGACCAGGCTCGAAATACTCCGGCCATGCTGGCGCTGCTTGTTCAGCCTCTTCCTCTTCATTGCTATGAGCACTCTCGGAAACCTGGCTTTTCAGCACTTCGTCGGTAAGATCCGGGCAGCGTTCAGCCAGTATTTTGCTCATGTTCACGGCAGTTGTTTGCGCAGGAGGCTCATCAGCGCCTTCGCCTGCTGATACCGCATTATCATTTTCGTCTTCGACCGGCTGAGCCGTTTCCATCTGCACATCGCTGGTGGTTTCCCCGGAATTAGCTGGATGTAATTTTTCTTCTGCAGCGCGCTGGCGCGCTTGGCCCACGATAGAAAGTGCTGGTGCTGGCTGGCTATCCATCAGACCATCAATCGAAAAAACACCATTGCCCATGTTTGAAACTTCAGGCTGTTTGGGTTTGGTCAGGTCTTCGGTTATCCACTTCGGATCCGTGGGGTCACTGATGCCTTCGACATATTCGCCACGTTCGGCGGCCAGAACCTGATTAGCGTCAGGGCGTTTCTTTTGAGCTTCTTTCACCAGTTCTGTGCCAATTACCTGAAAGTCAGTTGGGAGAGTTTCCAGGTCAGGCACACCTTCATCTCCATCGATAGCCTTTTTCACAGCGTCCAGAGTGACGGCGGCAGATGAAACATGACCAGCTTTTTCAAGCGTCTCAGTAGAAGGGGCGTCATGCTTATGCTCGGTCAGGTTCGCATTGATATAGGTCTGCAGACTTACCGGGAAATGATGAATATCGCTGGTGGCGCCACGAATAAGGGCAAAAATGGCTGCGCGGGAATAATCCAGGATGCCTGCGACCTTGCGCAGCGCTGCAGACCATTCCTTGAACAGACTTTCTTTCTTCTGGACGATCTCTTTGGCCCGGCGGTGAATTGATGCCGGGAAATTGTAGATATCGAAATCCATTGGCATTGTGGCCAGGGCTATTTCTACATCGAGCGTATCAAGGGTATGGGTGTAGTCAGGATTGCGATCGGTTTTATTACCGCCGCCAGCATTCGTACCTGCATCGGTTTTCAAAACCGAAGAAATGCAGTTACCGGCAGCCCATTCCCTGGTGAGAATGCCGCGATCGATCGCGTTCGTGGCGAACCACAGCTTTGCAAACTGAATACGTTTGCCGAGCTCATGCCGTTTCCCTTCCGGGAAGACTTTTTTATTGGCGCTGGTGAATTTCCAGAGCGCCGGCATATCGTATTTTTTGATTTCAGGGATATTCTCGGCGGCCAGAATCAGATCCTGGACGGCTGCGTTATCAGTGTCCATTTCCAGAACTGACAGCTCCTGCCGGTGAGGCATGCTGATATGATAAACGTGGCGTTCTTCGGCCATATACTGCGCCAGCAACTGAGCGCGAAAGGGGAGTTCTGCCACGTTAAAAAGCGCGCTCGAATCGTCTAGGTAGTCATCGCTACCGAAAGTTTCCACGGTCTCATCTTGTGCCGCCTCGCCAGTAGTATTGGCATCAACCAGCTCTCCAGTAACGGCCTCAGCGGATACCCCGGCATCATCGATGTGATGATCCGCTGGCGCCTGACCTGGCTTCAGAGCCCAGGTGCGACCATCATCACCGAGCTGGTAGCGTTCGCACCATGAGTAATCGAGAACACCTTCCGCCGGCAGGTCATTGAATACCGGGAAATCGGTGCGAATTGGTTTTTGATAATCCTTACCGCGGCCTGTTTCGATCCCAGCGTCTTCCAGATCGACGTCCAACTGCAGAAGGGCGCGAGCTTCTGATTTATTAGTGCGCCAGATTACGGCATCAGCTTTACCCGATTTTTGAGTCGCTTTTATCAGATAAAAATATTCCATGTGATAGCCTCTATTTTGGATGTAGAATCCCCCGGGCCATTGGTAGCGCCCATTCAGGGTGGTCATTGGTTTTGGTAATTTCCGGTGTAACTTTGGTCGGTGGCACCGGACGTACAGCCCGCTTCGGCGGGTTTACGTTAGCCCTCGTGCGCCATCTGGTCGTAAGAGGCGCAGCGTTCAGAGCAGTACTCTTTTTCTTTCCGTGCGAGCTGGTTCCCCTGGAGATATAACAGCGTGCTTACTACTGGTTTTCCCTCGATCGCTTTACGGCAGTAACCGCATTTTTTCTGCATTCTTCCCCCTACATTTGCACCGTGAACCCGGCCGGATGCTCGTCCAGTACACCTTTCAGCGGATAACATTCAGCTTTCACGTGTTGCTCTTCTGTTGCGGCCTTGCAGTCATTCTCAGTGTCGTAAACGCCGAGCAGGACATCCTGATTACCGCCCATCAGCATGTTGACGGTGAGAACCAGGGCAAACATCGTGCTCATAAAGGGGCTCCTTTTTGCGCGAGCATGTAGCACACCCGGCGGATGAAAGCTGACAGCGGACTTAAACGAACAGCCTGCTGACGAGCGGGTTTGCGTGCGAAATCATTCATAGAAACAATCCCCTCTGTGCGTTGAAAAACGCGATCCAGATGAAGAGCCCTATAACTGCCGAAATGACCAGGGCTCTGATGCCTTGCTTACTCATTTCAACCTCTGCCTTGTCGCCGGCCAGCGGAACATTTACCACCTGACAACAATGCGTTTGTTGTCGATGAAGGGAAAGATACAACCATTGGTTCGATGTGTAAGGCTAAAATAGAACTTTTGGTTGCATTTTTGGGGTTTAAAAAAACACCCAGTGGGTGCCTTTTAGTTTGGGGGGAGGTGACCGATTACTTTTTCAAATCGTTCATGATGTCGAAAACATCATTCTTTAGATGGTCAATTTCATGAAGCACTGCTTTGGTGTGCAGAATCAGACGAAGCTTTTCAGCCTCTGGTAATTGGTTAAAGAGAGAAAGGAGAGTTTCTTCTTTCTCATCCAAAACCCGTGGAACACTACTTGAAGAGTTTGCATCTTCATCGTTAGGGTCCATGAAAAACCAATGCTCAGGCCTGCCTGTGGCAGCTGAAAGTCTTTTTAGACGTTCGCCACTTGCTACAGAAGCGCCATTAGCCCACTTCCGCACCGATGTGTGCGAAAGCATCACGCGCCGAGAAAGGTCGGCCATCGTCCAGCCGTTTTCATCCATTACTTGCTGGATGCGTTTGGCAAACACTGGGTGAGAGTTTTTATTCATTTTTCCATTTTACAACCAATGGTTTCGCAATTCAGTAGAACTATTGGTTTGATTTTTGTTGGAACCTAAAGTTTTAAGTGTTATTCTCCAGCCACAATCACTTGAAACTGGAAAACCTCGATGGACAAACAAACCAAAGAAAAAATTAGTAATCGCATGTCCCAGGTAGGCATTGGCGAAAAACTCGGTGTGTCTTCTCAGGCAGTAGGTAAGTGGCTGAGAAAAGGGAACATTCCACCAAGGCGCGTTATTCCTCTTTGCCAGATCCTTGACTGGGAAGTAACTCCTCATGAGGTAGACCCTATGTCATACCCAAACCCGACTGATGGCCTGCCGAAATAGGGAGACGGACCATGCAAACACTATCCTTTCAACAAAATACCGGATTCAACGCCGGCGCCCTGATAAAGCGAAATCAGCTGAGAGAGTCAGATCACGACGGTATTCGCTCTGCCGTTCGCGCCTGGGCAGCAGCTGAAGGGCAGGATGTTGTCTCGGCATACATCATCGATGAGTGGCGACAGCAGGGCGGCGAGGAGATCGCGTTTCCTGATGATATCAGCCGTGCCCGCCAGAAGCTTTTTCGCTACCTGGACAACCCTGCCGACTCTGAGCGCTATCGCGAGTACGTTCGCCTTCTTACCCCGGCAATCATGGCCGTTCTTCCACTGGAGTTCCGACATCGTCTTATGCCTCAGGACGATATTTTGTCGCGCCTGTCTTCGGCCATGAAGGAATGCGCAGAAGCAAAGCAAGCGGTGATGCTGAACGCGCCAGAGCACCAGAAACTGAAGGAGGTGAGCGAGGGAATAGCGTCGCTTTTCAGGCTAATGCCTGAGCAGACAGGAGCGCTGATGACGATCGTGAGCTCAATGCTCGGCGTGATGTAAGCGAGGTTCCATGAATCACATCGAATTTATTGAGAAGAACGTCCGCGAGGAACTTCTTCGCCAGGGCTTCACGCAAGCAGTGGCTCAGGGGGGGGGCATACCAGGCGGTCGATATGTACAAGCGGATGTCACAGGCCAGTCGTAAGGGAGGCATTTTTGATGATGTTATGCGCCACGCCAGGCTGTGGGCTGAGAAGCAAACCAGCGCTGCAGAAAAGCGAGAAGCAAAGAAATCAATCCGTAAGGGGAATAACCAGGCTGGGTTGTTCTGAAAGGGTGAAGACTGTTGTGCGCCAACACAGCCAGTCTTCGGGGTGTGAAAAAAGGGCTCTTAGTTCACGGAGTGAGTATGTCAAATACCGCTGAAGTTATCAATTTTCCGATTAAAACCGAGCGTTCGGGAGGTCAAATGGCCGACCTGGCTAACGGGTATACCAAGATCGCAAACGAGATACAGAAGCTCAAGCCGCGTCTGAGGATGTCAGGTCGTGAGTGGCAGTGTCTTGAGGCTGTTATCTGGCTTACCTATGGATGGAACAAGAAGCAGGACCGAGTAACAAACACGGTAATTGCTGAGCTTACAGACCTCGGAGAGTCGCATATTTCCGACACAATCAAATCTCTCGCGGAGCGGAAAATTATCTTCGCTCATAAGCAGGGAGTGATGAAAATTGTCGGTATAAATACTGAGCTATCTGAGTGGATTTTAGACAAACCGAAAACGGGAAAACTCTTCCCGGAATCGGGAAAAGTGTTACCGAAAACGGGAAAACATTTCCCGGAAACGGGAGACACCCAATACAAGAACAAGAACAATAGTAAAAGATCTTCTTCGTCTCGGAATTCTAAAGAATCCCGAAACGAGGAAACTTTGAAGTTTCTCTCTCGTCATCCAGAAGCGGCCGATGGGATTTATACCCCTGCGGGTAAATCCTGGGGAACAGCTGACGACCTCAAAGCCGCGCGATGGATTTTCGATAAAGCCCTCACCGTGAACGCCTCCCTCTCAGAGCCCAACTGGGTTGAATGGGCGAACACCATCCGCCTGATGCGTCTGCAGGACAAGCGCACTCACTATGAAATCTGCGAACTGTTCAAGTGGGCAAATGAGGACGGTTTCTGGCAGGAAAACATCCTTTGCCCCTCAAAACTACGTAAGAAATGGGATCAGCTCACAACTAAACGCCTGCGCAGCCATGGTCCATCAAGAAACTCATCAGGCGCCAGTGCGCTGGACAACACAGACTGGATCGACGGGGTACTCGAATGAAATCTATCGCAGAAAGCATGCACAACTTCGACCGTGAAAACTTCCAGCGAGTGGCTGCCGGGCTTCCGGAAATGCAGGACGAGCAGGCTGTAAAGCGCCAGGCGGCCAAGACTGCGGAGATCTTCAACGAGCTGTTCCGCCAGCTGCTTGCCGTATTCCCGGTGCTGGCCAACAAATCTGTGGAAGACCTCAACGAGATGCGTCGCCAGTGGCTGTTGGCGTTCAAAGAGAACGGGATCACCACAGTTGAGCAGATTAACGCAGGGATGCGGGTTGCGCGCAAACAGGAAAAACCATTCATGCCATCACCGGGACAGTTCGTCGCCTGGTGTCGTTCTGAGGAGGCGGTAACTGTAGGCCTGCCAGATGCGAGTGAGCTGGTTGAAATGGTTTACCAGTATTGCCGGACTCGCGGCCAGTATCCAGACGCTGAGTCGTACCCATGGCCTGAGCACAAAATTGAACCGTTAACGCTGAAACACAAAGCCTGCTACTGGATGGTTACTGGCTTGTACGCAGACATGCGCGCAAACGGCCTCAGCGACACTGAGTTGCGACGTAAGGCGCAGGATGAGCTGCTGCGTATGGTTCGTCGCTTGAATGCCGGGGAAGTGATTCCCGAGCCGGTGAAGCAGATCCCAAAGCTTGGCGGACGTCCGCTTAGTAACGAGCAGGGCTTAAACAGAATCGCTGAAATCCGCGCGAAATTCGGTTTAGGCAGAGGGCGGAAACATGGCTAGAGCATTATCAGCAGTTGAGCGCAGAGAGTACGTCCGCGCAGTGATTCGGATCACCAGGCATCAGGGGCGCCTTACGACCACCGAGGCAATGAAAAAACTGGGGCTGAGCCGCGCTACTGTCCAGCGGTATTTTTCCGAAGCAGAAGCGACTGGCGAGGTTGTCCGGCATGGTCGTTTGGGGCTGTTCCGCGATCAGAGGGCCGTCATCGACTTTGACATGAAGCGTTTTGGCCTGGTGCCGAAAGTTGCTGTTGGGATGAATTACAACCTGCTTGGCAGTCCTGTTTTTCAGCGAGTTTTAGATGTTCAGGAGGCTATTCATGGCTAAGAATTCAATCGATGTATACGGTGCCAGCGGCAAAACAAACGTGCTCAATTTCGAGCCTGAAAACCTGCACCTTGTCACCGATAAGACCCACCCACTTTACGATGAGCGTGTACACCTGCCGATCGAGGAAGGGATGGTACTGAACATTGCGGAGCTGGGTGTACTGGAGCCGATCATCGTCTGGAAAGACCCTGAAACGGGGCTCACCTGCGTAGTTGTTGGCCGTCAGCGCGTTAAGCATACCCTGGAGGCAAATAAACTCCGTCTGAAAGAAGGCAAAGACCGACTGCTTGTTCCCGGAGTCGTTAAGCGCGGATCAGCAAATCAGATGGCTAAATACATGGTCAGCGAAAACGAAATTCGCAGACCCGATACGCCGCTTGGCCGGGCTAAAAAAATGTCAGATGCCCTCGACCGCGGGCTCGATGAGGACGACATTGCGGTGTTGTTTGGCTGCAGCGTTCAGACAGTTCGAGCAACGCTCTCCCTCCTCGATGCTACTCAGGCCGTCAGGGAAGCGGTGGAGGCTGGCACAGTCACCGTTACCCAGGCGCGTCAGCTGGCATCGCTTAAACCCGAAGAGCAGCGGGCAAAAGTGGCAGAAATCAAGCTGGCGACAGCTGGCGCAACCGGCCATGAAAAAGCTCGGCGTCAGCGCGCTGTACTTGGCGAAACTAAGCCACGTCTCAAATCACGCAAAGAAATCACAAAAGCCCTGGAATCTGCCGAGGGTGAGTATGCGAGCGCACTCCGTTGGGTGCTTGGGGAGGCCGTATGACAATCGTAAAAACCCATACCGGCACCGTGATCACCAAAGACGGTCCGAAGGTAAAAAAACTGCACCAGACAGAGCGGATGTGGGTCGTCGGCAAAAACGAGTTTTACCACAAAGAAACCGGGCGCCGTCACTTTGCAGAAAATACGCGCCGCCGGTTGTTGTTGGAAACGATTGAGGCGATAGGTGGTTCACATGACTGAACACGTCGAAAAATACACAAACAAGGCTATAGAAATCATTGCCGACTATATCCAGCGCACTAACAAGAAAAACGAGCAGTTGCAGGAAGCGAAGGTGCGCTTGGATAAAAAAATCGCTCTGTTCGCAGACGATGAGAACTGCAACACAAACAGGCTGATGTCCGTATTTTTACCAGCAATGACCAGCCATACCCTAGATGGCTTTTTCGAAGAGATAGCAGCGGCGTTAGAAGGGGCCGACAAATGATAACCGGGACTACTAACTATGACGATGTGGCAGAAGTCCGCTGCAATTTGTGCGGCGGTTATTACAAAGCCGACGATCCGGAAAGTCACGAATGTGAGGATGCAGCATGACTGATATCACCGAACTGGCGCAGAGAGCCAGAATCAACGCTGAATGTGGTGAGTATCTTTCCCCGGCGGAGACCATGGAGCTGGTAGAGGCACTGGAATCAGAGAAACGTATTTGCGCAACGTGGAGAAAAACAGCTAAGTCGACCGGTGAAAAGCTGGAGAAGGCGCAGACCATCAACGCAGCAGCCGAAAAACTGGTCCGCTGCAAAGGTCGCTATCACAGCGAGCAGAACTATCGAGCGCTGGCGGCGCTGTTTGGCGTGAACACTCCAGATCTGCCGCCGCTGGAGCATGAAAACGTCCATTATGGCGATACTGCAGAGATGGAGATTGAAACACTGCGCCAGCGCATCGCCGAGCTGGAGCGCGAACAGGAGCATCTTCGACCAGTCGGTGTGATGAGCGAGCAAGCATTTCACCGTCTTGAAAACAGAGAATGTCGCTTTATTGCATTGTGGCCGCGCCCCGGCATCTTTTTGCCACGCAAGCGCCCCGAGGATGGCGTGATCGTTTATGCGCGTACAGCTGCCGCCGCTGGCATAAAGGTGGAGGCTGAGTGATGGCTATAGAAAACCCGAAATCATGCCCGCACTGCGGCGGTGAGAATGGATTCCACACGAAAGAGGTTGTGGATTACAAACAGTTTTATGCTTGGGATGGTTCATTCCTTGAGGGGCAGCACACCAGCGGCATTCGCGGCGGGAAAGCGTTCTACTGCTGCGACTGCGGTCGGAATATAACATCGCGCATCAATAAGCTAGGAGCCAACCAATGACCAAATATGAATTACTCGACTCAAAAATAATGAGCAAAATTGATGCGCACCCTACGCCATTTTCCAGTCTGTACGTCAGGGATGTAGCAGAAGAATGCGTCCGTATTGCAAAGGATGAGAATAAGCCAGAGCCTTTCCGCATTCTCGATCGCCGGCTTCAGGCGCTACGTAAAGCGGGAAAAATCCGCAGTACATCCAAGGGCTGGGTGAGGGCTTAACCAATGACCAGCAAATTAACCAGAGAGCAGCTTCACGAACGCGCTCGTGAAAACGTCAAAGCGCTGAAAATGGCATCACGACAGACAGCATTCGAAAGCGCTCGCGAAGAAATATTGGCAGACCTGCAGCTGGCTGAACTGGCGCTGGCCGCAATGGAAAGCGAGCCGGTGGCGTGGTTGGCGATTTATCACGGAGAGGTGTACGACGAAGCGATCGGCATTACTCGCTCCGTTGTTGAGGCTCAAGCGGACCATTTTGGCTGGGAGTCGGCGTTAACGGAAATTATCCCGCTCTATCGCCACGCGCAGCCAGTGCCGGTAGTGCCTAATGATGTGCTGGACGCATTGCAGAAGTTTGCACGAATACGCCTCGACATGAACGACTTCGACGGCGATCGCCGTGGTATTGCTGATTGCCTGGATGATGCCGAAGTGGCGCTCATGGAGGTGGTAAACCGCTGCGCCGCCATGCTTGCAGCCGCCCCGCAGGAGGTGAGGTGATGGACTCTTCCCTGGAATACGCCTGCAAACGCCTGCAGGAACTGGAAAGCCTACTGCTGGTGGATGTGCCTGAAACAGTATGGCCAGCGGAAGTAAGCATGGTCTTCGCTCAGATTGAAAAAGCCGGGACACTCCCGGCGAACCACCAGCGCCGACTGCAGCACCATATCAACCGTATGTGGCTGGAAAAAATGCCGGTACCGTCAATTATCGCCGCGGCTGGTTCGCTGGCATGTGCCATGGAGAAATATGCGTGAAAGATAGCGAAATCATCGTTGATAACTTTGCTGGCGGTGGCGGCGCCTCGACGGGCATCGAGCTGGCGATTGGGCGTAGCGTGGACATCGCGATAAACCACGACCCAAACGCTGTAGCTATGCATACCACCAATCACCCGGGAACTCTGCACTATTGCGAGTCTGTTTATTCAGTGCGTCCAAAAGTAGCGACTGCCGGCCGCAGTGTTGGTTTGGCCTGGTTCTCGCCGGACTGCCGCCACTTTTCCAAAGCGAAAGGGGCTAAACCAGGGCTTTGTTGA